TTTCAACCTCTAGTGAATCTAACTGATCCTCTGCTTTAGCAACCTCATCAACAATTTCGAACAGTTGCCCTCTTTGCGGATGATATAAGCTTAGTAGCTTTTGTAGTACGACCTTGTTCTTAGGGACGTGCAATGTGCCATTTCTAAAGACGATATGCTCTAGTCTCTGGTCTCCAACCATCTCATCCACGAAAGAAGTCCTTTGGTTTGAAGTGTACTTTAATTCCCTCTCGTACCCCATCTCTTCGTCGAAGTAATGAATGTTAGAGGATTTGATTGAGTAGCTCAACGGTGATTTACCATATCTCAAGGTGTATAACCTGTCCTTGATTTCCCAGGTATCTTTTTTTGGTTTTGGAATCTCCATAACCGGTTTTCTCTTTGGTTCCATAACTACAGTGTCTTCAAAGAATTCTGTAACTACTTCTTCCATTGTTTCGATTTGAGGTTCTGCCTCAACTTTCTTTGTGTTAGCTTTTTTAGCCATAATATAATATAATAATAATTAATAAAAATAAAAGAATCGAGGCCGAAGCCCCGACTCTTTAAAATATAAATGCTTAGCTCATTAACATAAAGTTGTTAGCACCTTGTACTACTAAACATCTTTCAGATAAGTAGTGCACTTCCATTGCATCTAAATCAGATGTAGCAGCGCCAACTGAACCAGTAGTCCAAGTTTTTAACTTTCTATCATCAGTTTGAGAAGCTCTGTAACGTACATGCAAGAAAGGTCTCTTAAGATTCTTTCCTAAAGATTGGTCATACACAGAAGAAACTCCAGCAGGAATTACAACACCTCTAATGTTACTAACGTTATCTTTCAATCCACCTCTTGTAGCTTTGTCATTCAAGTATTTCCAGTCAGACTTGTAGAAGTCATAAGAACCTCTTCTGAAACCAGAGAAACCTAAGTTCAACGCCATGTCTTCAGAATTGTCAAACACTCCGTAAGAAGTACCTCCAGCTCCGTAAGAATTCATAGAAGCTAACATGTCATCCATTGCTAACGAAGTAGCTCTGTTTACAAACATCATGTTTTCTTCAATAGAACCATTCTTGTCAAACTCAGCTAACATAGAATCAAACTCAGCTAAATCAGTAGCAGCGTTCACACCTGTTATACCAGAAGTAGCGTTTCCTCTAGCCTCAAGAGCAGAGAATAAACCTTCAGTACCAGCAGTATCTTGACCTAATGCAGTCTGAACACCGTTCGCAGAAGAAACTTCTACAGATTTTTCAGACTCAATCATTGCCATCTCTAAGTAATCAGAGAAACGAGCTCTAGTATCACCTTCAGCTTTTAAGTACCATAAGTATCCGTTTTGTCCTTCTTCACCAGAAACTTCAACCCATCCAATTTGAGAAGCGTCAGATCCAGAGATCTCATACTTATCTTTGATAATGATTGGTTTATTAGAGAAAGACTTGAATCCTGGTTTAACAGCACCAACTCTTCCAGTTTGTCCTTTTGCATACTCAGAACCAAACACCAAAACAGTAACTGTATCAGCGCCTGCTGAATCAGCAAATCCTGCATTTGCAAAAGTTTTACCGTTGTAAGTTTTGATAGTAACTGTAGCATCCGAATCCGGAGCAGCAGTAACGTAACCTCTAATAGTTGAATTTGTATCAGACATTAAAACCATATCTCCGATTCTAACACCGTGTTTCCCTGCAGCGATAGATAAACCATCACAGTCTTTAGTTACTTCGATTGTTCCACCACCAGCAGCACTAGTTGTAACACCAGTGTATGATAAATGTAACCTTCCTTGCTCAGACCATACAACTTGATCAGCTGTCATCGCCTCTTCAGCTCCTACTTGAGAAAGAAATCCTGAGATTGTTCTGTTTCCGAACACCTCTGCTTCCTGCGCCATAAGATCTGGTAAATATTGTTGTGCCCATCCATTTCCATCAGCTAAAAAGTCAACGTAATTCGTCGCTAATAACTGTCTTAATGGAGCGGGTACTGTGTTACTTGCACCTGTAATTGCCATAATTTTGTTTTTTTAATTTTTAAATTTATTGTTTTTAATTTTGAACTTAAAATCAGAGGAGTCTTGGCCTAATACTTTATATTTTAAACCACCTGTTTTAATCTCCCCATGACTTTGCCTTGGGTTCATATCTACATTCTTAGCTTTAGCAATACTATTTTTCATAGCGTCTGCCTTACCTTGATCGTAAAAGTGTTTTGCAACAGCGTCAGCGTTCATAGCTGTGTAGAGAGATTTATGATAACCCTTAGCATCCGATAATGTATTATTTTTATCCAAAAACTTTTTGGTAAAATTATTTATATCACTTTGGGTACTTTTAACCTCATCCGCATTGTTAACATTAAACCTATATTTTTTGTCCCCGACATTGTATTCGAAACCCTTGAACTTGTCATTGAAAACCTGCTCGGTCTTCTGAGTAAAAACATCTGTGTTTTGTTTAGCTGCACTCTTAGTCACTTCTGACTCCTTGTTGTACCTATCAAAGAAGTTAACCGCTTTTTGTTGCTCAGTCGTGAGCTTCGATCCAGCTTTAATATCTTGATAGTATTTAGACTTTTGCCCGTCTAGGTGGCTTTTAGCGCTGGCAACTTGCTCTTTAAGCGCTATCTTTTTCTTTCTTATCTCTCTATCGTCGTCTACATCTTCGTCGTAAGAGAATGTATCTTCCATAAGGAAGTTAATTTCTTCGTTATCTAGATGAGGTTTTGTTTGATTATAAAACTCCCTTAACAAGCTATTGTCATCTAACTTACTATAGTCTTGGTTAAGCTTTACGTAATCACTCATATCTCCACCAGTTTCTTCCATGAAGTCAACTAGTTTTTGGATATTTTCTGGTAGAGCTTCTCCAGTAGCTTCAGCCTCAGCTATAGCTTCTTCAACTTGCTCTTCAACCTCAACAACTTCTTCTTCAGTAATCTCTTCTAATACTGAAGTTTCTTGTGCTTGAACTTCCGGTTGTACTTCTTCTTGTTCCTGTGGGGTGTCGGCATTTTCAATGCCATCAACCACTCCGCTGTCGTCAGCGTCACTTTCTTTAACTTCATCTTCTTTAAGTGTTGGGGGTTTGCTTAGATCCACTTTAATCACGCTATCATCATCAGCGCTACCAAAGCTTGTTTCATTAACCTGTTCGGCTACCTGTGTAATCTCTTCGACTACTTTTTCATTTTCTTCTTCCATAATATAATATAATAATAATTAATAAACTTACCTAGGGTCAAACACGCCTAAATCGAATCCGCCACCTAGTATATCATTACCTGATGACTCAAAGTTTTTAGGTGGTTTACCACTATTTCTTTGATCAATCAACTCGCTTTGTTGAGATGCTTGAATTTTTGTTCTTTCGTCTTTACGATCTTCTTTTTCTTTCTCGCCCGTCTTTTTACCGTCAACCTCCATTCCTTTCAATTGCATGTTCATTTGGAATTCCAATTGCATTAGTTCTTTCTTGTGCTGAACTTCTTGCATCATTTTCTGGGAAGCTAACTGTCCCTTTAATTGCTCCAACTCTGCTTGACCAGCTGTTAACGCTTGGTTTTTCTGAACTTCACTCTGCGCCGCTGCTTGAGCCGCTTGTTGATTCATTTGACTTTGCATTTGCATGTTCTTCTCTTGCATTGCCTGGTCTCTATCTAGCTTTTTCTTTCTACGTAACTTTAAAAGTTGATTAGCTAGTTTTATATTCTTTATATCTCTAACGTCAATTGCATCAGCGAGTTCGATCACTTGCTGTTGTAATGCCATTTGAATGTTGTTCTCTAACATCATTCTCTCTTCTTCGTCTGGTTGTAGGTCAATAAAAATACCAAAGTCATACAAGTGTAATTCTTTTAACTCTTCTAATACTGACGCGTTATGAACTCCAATAGCTTGTATGAAAGCGTCTTTTGTTGGCGAATACTCTATGATGTCAGATACTCTAAGTGACAGGCACTCGCAAACCTCTGACGTTAAAAACAAACCTGATTGTAATATGTGTCTTGTTGCTGTATTAGAATTAGCTGCTGCCATTTTTTGCACCCCAACCAAAGCGTTTTTATCTGGAGTACTACCATCCGTAGCCTCGTTAAGCCCAGTCACATCTCTTATCATTTGTAAGTAGTAGTTGTACGTGCCAATCAAAGCCTGCATCTTATTACCACCCGATCCGCTAGTTATTTCTTGAATAGGTACTTTCCCTGGATTCATATCACCATCAGAGGTAAAACTTCTACCAATAACAGATCCTGTTTGAAAGAACATATTTAGAGCTTCTTGTGGATTATAGTTTGTTCCATTACCTAAATCAATTTCAGCTAATCCATCAGCATCTAAATAAACTCCATCTGGAACCATTCTAGATAATATCTGTTGTAACTTTAAATGAGTAAGCTGAATCATATCAGCAAACCCAGTTATTCTTTTAACTAACGAGTCGATCTTACCGTTATACATCCTAGGCGCAACGATAGCGTAATTCATTTTAACCTTAGTGTAATCACTCTTAGGTCTCATCATGTTTTTAGCCATCTCCCATTTAAGTAGCTTGTCCGTACCAAGAATCATAGCTCCTTCATAAAGACATTCTATAGACCTTAGCATTCTACCATATCCACCTTCTTTTTCCTCCGGTGGATTGTATTGGTCATCTCTCGGTATAATCTTATCTCCACCCGTAGCAGTTTCTTTAACCTTGTAAACCTCGTTCATGTAGGTTTTATAATTGAAATATACTACTTGGATAGTGTTAGTGTCTTCTTTGTGGTTAGTATTTTTATTGGATCTATTAGTGGATTTGTTCTTCATTATATCCTCAAGATCTTCCTCTGATAAGTGTGGGAATTGCTTCGCTAGTTCATTTACTGGGATAGACTTAACCTCACCAACATAATATATGTCCTCAAAATAAGGTGAATCCGTATACGAGTATACCAAATTAGCAGGATCTACATAGTCAATAGTAACACCTTCAGATGTGTTGAAATTTGTTTTAACAGCTCCAATACCTACAACCGTAAGATCGTGATAAAATCTTTTTTTCGTTAACTCATATCTATTCCCCTCTAACAAAGTGTTTATTGCTTGCTCTTCAGCTATCTCTATAGACTGCTTATATGTTAGTTGCATATGGAGTTCTAACTCCTCACTTGTTTCTGGTAACTCTTCCATCTGACTCTTCCTAACATCGAGGTTTAACTCTCTTTTAACAGCAGCATTAAACTCTTTTAACCTCATGTCCTTGAGGATGTTCTCCATGTAGCTTGTTCTCTTTGAAACTCCATTTGGATCCTGAGAATAAGCTTTTACATCATAAGTTCTCTCAGCAATACCATTGACTACAATGTCTACAAACTTGGATATTATTGGAACAGGCTTCCAATCTAAATTAAGATAGGACAAATCACCGTTGATCGATAACTCATCCTTATACTTTTGAATAGACTGCTCGCCTCGAGCGTACAGTCTTAAATTATGAAAATCATTTCCATTAGATCTATACCTATTAGAACCCCCATCGCTATTAAACCATTCTTGCTCTATAGCTTTACCTACTTTTAACCCATACTCATAGCTTAACTTCTCAGCATCGCTAACTGTTTGACTTGGGAAATAACTTTTAATGCCAGACTCTGCCATATTTATTACTTGATTATTTGTGAATTATTTCCGGTATTTTTATACCTAGAAACGTTTATATTTAACTTAGGTTTTTCAACCTTTGCATTTGGTCTATATAAGTGCCTGTTATTAGCCATGATAGCTAAACCAGAACTTATAGACGCATCATGCTTTGTTCTTTTATTTATATCGAACTTAGCCCAATCATTTAGAAGCTCATTGAAATAACAATCCCCAAGAGTTCCGTCTTGTTTGATGCCTACGTGATCTTGAATGTACATCTCAATCGCAGCGGCATGCGCTTGTTTTATATCCTCACTTGAATTGGGTATTCCACCAACTTCTTTTTCCGCTACAGATAGTTTGTTCCATATTTTATCAGGTCTATTCATACTGAACCCTCTATATCCTCTTCGTCTTAAATAGTACAGCAGACGTGGTTTGTTGTTCTCCGCTAATATTGGCATCCCGTAGAAAACCAAAGCCATTAGAACATCTTCAAAAAACATCTCTGCTGTTGGTGGTCTAGATAAGTATTCTAAAAAGAAGCTATTAGCGGGAGCATCTTCCATTGAGAATCTAGTTAAACCGTGCAAAGCTCCTTTAGATCCAACTCCATCTACTGTCCCTGATATATCGTAACTATCACAACCAAAAGCCCCCATATGCTCATTACCTGGGTATCTAACGCCATTCTTTAAGACAACGTTGTTTTGTATTTGTTGAGGTGGAACCCAACTCACTTTGAACCTACCCTTTTTGTCTGGGTAGAATATGACTTGTGAATCCTTGATCCCATCAACCCATTGAAAATTACCCCGAGTAACCCCTAAGGTTCTAGACATCTCCTCATTATAATCTATCTGTTCGTATAGTTTAACAAGGTTGAATATACTCCCTTTCGTTTCATCTCTAAAGGCATGTTCTGTTGTTCTTGGGAACTGACGGTAAAATTCGTTCAACCCATCTGAATCATCTTTCAAGCCATCTACCTCATTCTGCCAGTTATCTATTACGCCTACGTCTATTAGTTCGCCGTTTGGGTCGAATCTATCGACATCAGGAGTAGTAAAGACTGGAACTCCATACTCGTCAATAAATCCTTCATAGTTCCATTCCATTGGGATAAACAAAGAGTATAAACCAGACTTTGTTTGACCATTTCTATTTCGCTTTGTGACATCTGATGAATTGTATAATTTCTTAAAGTTTTCCCCTCCTTTATCTAAAGCGTTAGATGTTGATCCCATCATACACTTACCAATAATTCTTGATCCTAGTCTTAAACAAGTTTTTGTAACTCTCCAGTTATTTAATATATTGTCTGGTCTTTCCCATTTACCACTTTCATCATGTACGAGTAACGCTAGTTTTTCACCATCATAACTATTGTCTCCAGTATTCTTCCAGTCAATCGTTGTATCTAGTCCTTGTATGTCTTCCAACTTTTCATTAGCCGTGATCTTCTTTCTAGTAAACTTACTAGCGGGTACACGATAAGCAAGCTCGGATTTTGGGCGATCCATACCATCTTGGACAGGTTTAAAAAAGAATGGGTAATTGATTGATATAGGGACAACTTTGTCGGTAAACATTTTTTTAGCATCTGCTCCTGATTTAGATAGTATTCCATATCTACTATCACTCGCGAGAGTGGCTAAATTAACGGTTTCTGCTGACGACATAAAAGAAAATCCAGATCTTCTATTCTTAAGATAGCACATCCCATAACATCTTTTGTCCGCCTTACAGGCTTCCCAAAATATAAAGAACAATCTATTTGCTTCTCTAAAGTCCGGTGCCCCAACATCAATCTTACTCCACTGTAGATACATGTACTGAGTACCTGTTATCCAAACCGGTTTACCATCATTTGTAAACCAAAAACCTTCTTCTCTTCTCCTAAATTCTTCATCTATGTAATCGTGCCATTGATCCTTTTGATCTTCTGGGTAAGCACGCCAATCAAAGATGTTCTTTAGGCGCTCCAATTCTACTGGCTGAGTAAACTTAACCCATTTATCTTTCGGGTCCTTATATACATCCTTAGGTGCCTTAGGTAGGGCGATGACTAGGTTCTGTATCTCTATGATTTCTCCTATCTGACCATTCCTAGATAAAACTATAATATCGTGGTCCTTGTCATACCCATACTTCCACTTCTTACCCTTATTCATCCTAGAGATCGTAGTGTTCTTTATTGGTTCAACCGTCTTAACTAATGTTTGTTCGTAGATCATTTAGATCTACCTTCAGCGAATCCTTTAAAGGTTTTATCCTTCTTGTCTTCAGTTACTTTTCCTTCTAATAAGTTTTCCTCCTCTTCAATCCTGTTAAGTATTTCAAAAGCATCGAATATAGCTAGCTTCTTTGACGCAGCTGCATTCTTTAGTTTGTCAGCTGTTAAGTCGTCTTCGGAATCAGTTACTATAGCTTCTTTCGCTACTTTGATTAGCTCCTCCACTGCTTTGTGCCCAGCTTGGATTATACTCTTCTTCGTTTCCTTGATGTTCATATTTGATTGTAATAAAATTAGATAAAACTCGATATAGTCTCTCGCCATCAACGATAAACTCGTATTCACTACTTGGTCTAAAACCAACTAGATCGTTTACTTCAACTGTACCATCAGAATATTTAACAATACCTTGTAAAGGTTTTTCAGATTCAATGTTAAATTGATCTGTGGCTTTTAATGGTGATACGAAACAGTATCCCTTAGGACAAATCCATTTTCCATCTCTTTTGTACAAGAAGATCTGATCTTTCCCTATAAAGTAAGTTGATTCATTAAAATAGCTTCTGCTATTCTTTTCAACCCCTTTTACATTGTGCCATCGTCTAAAGACATTGTGGTGTACCAAAACAGTATCACCAGCTATTATTTCTGCGTGACCAACAATTGGGGTAGACACAACGACAGCTTCTCTATTAACATACTCGTGGTTAAAAATCTCAGTATTTAGAATAAGCTCTCCACCATCTAGCTTCTTGGTGTTATTGTATCTTTCTCCTTTTGGCGCTACAACAAAGTCGTGAACGCTTTTCATTAGTATTCGAGGTTATACTCGACTGATACCGCCATATTCTTGTTAAAGTCCTTCCAAGGCAGTACGTCATTCTTTTTCTTAATATAGATGGAGAATTTAGTTTCTCCCTCTATGATATCGCATATAGTATGACCACCATACACTTCTTGCCCCACGGCATAGTGCATAGCGTCATTCTTATAATCTTTACCGATACTAATCTTTCTTATCAGCTTCGCCATCTTCCGAGTAGTTTATTGTTCCGTCCTGGATGTTAATATCAAAAGTACCATACTCTTTGTCGAACTCAGTTTGTAACAAAGTAAGTTCGTCTCTAAGGCCGGCGATTTGATGCATCATCTCATGCTTTTTTAATTCGACTGATCCTATCTCTAATTGAGCTCTATTGATATTATTTACCGTGTCTTGAACTTTTTTTAATTGCTCGTCAGTAATTTTCTCTGGCTTGATACTCTTTAGTTCTTTGATCTTTGCGTTTGTGCCTTTTGTTTTTGTTGTTGCCATAATTTAATTTAATTTAATAATTGTTATTGTTTACTCTTGGGCGAAATATAAGAATGCCGCGCCATCGTCTAGCGTGCAGGCAGACCATCTCCCGTATATCCATTGTCCAGCCGGAAAGTTATCAGCCTCAGCTATAGCCTCAGCATTAGCACCATTACCAACAGCCGCGGCCGTAACAGTAGTACCCACGTGATATGTGTTGCTTCCTGTGTCATTTGAAGGCGTTAAAGTTGTAAAACTAGTGTTAGCCGCAACAACGTTGATAGCTACTATTACTTTACCCGTTGGTGCTACATAAATACCAGTGTCATCTAAATAAGCCCCACCAGCCTGTCCTAAATCTATTTGCGCTGCGTTGTATGCCATAATTTTATTTTTTTACTTTTTCTAGTGAACGTCCACCGAAGTAGGCACCGATCACGGTTATTAATACTAATTGTAATAAGTCTGTCCACTTGTCTTCAACTTTAAAGCGAATCGTACCGGCGTCGACGAACATCAGCAACACGGTAGATACCACTAAGAATACTAAAACTAATGGTCTTATGTTTTTACTAAGCCATGAGTCAGACTGCATGTCCATTTTCCAACGCTCAGTTACTTGTTTTTGCATTTCTGCTTCATAGCTCGCTACGAGCTCTTTAATCTTTAATTCAGCCGCTAGCTTTTCATCTTTAGATGTATGGAGATTATCTATAATTCCACCTACACTCTTAACTAGTTTAGCTGCTCCCCCTGATAATAAGTTTGTTAATACACTCATTTTATTTGTTTCCGTTATTAGCATCGTTTTCCCAAGGAAAACCAGTGTCTCCAGCTTCCTTCCATTTTCCGTCTACCAATATAGAATCTACTCCGTCTATATCAGTTCTTTCAAATCTCTCTCCATTATACATCACGTGGTCATCGTCATAAGCTAGCTTACCAAGTTTCATGTCTGTAGCATGTCGCATTTCATGATTTAATGTCTCCCTATACTCAATGCTATTGGGATCTAGCTTATCGCTCATGTATATACTTCCATCCATGTTGGCTTCTCCTAATATATCAAAGCGATCAGTATCGCCGAGGGATTTAGAGATTATGGGTGTTCCAGGAATAGTAGCTTGCTCGTTTCGTTTAAAGCTCAACTTAGTTTTAACCTCTCCTTTACCAGCTTGCAACCCCATTTCTTTCCCTAGCTTAAATCCAGTACTTTTTTTGAAATTTGGCATATTACCTATCTTTATCTTTTATCATATCATCTATAGATTTATTAAAAACCTTGTCAGTATATGTTTTATTGTTATAGAAAACACTTCTATCAGAAGTAGGTAAATCTTCTTCACCCAGTAGAACTCTATATATTCTACTTATTATTTGTGAGCATTTAAACGATGTCTTAAATACGGAATACTTTATGG